GGTCAATGTGGGTGACGCTGTACCCACGGCGGCGACTGACGGCTGGAACGTCATCTACAACCCCAAGTTCGTCGAGGAGCACGCCAAGACTGACCCCGAGCTGCGCTTCCTTGTGCTGCACGAGGCAACGCACAAAGCCTATCGGCACATGGTCACATGGAAGGCACTTCACGAAGAAAACCCACGCCTTGCCAACATCGCGGCCGACTACTTCGTCAACCTCACCCTGCAAGACACGGACGATGGTGAGGGCTTCATCAAGATGCTTCAGATCGGCGTACCGCCCGAAGCCAAGTATCGCGGCTGGTCTGTGCAGATGATCTATGCCGACCTCAAGAAACAGCAAGAGCAAGAGCAAGAGCAAGAGCAAGAGCAAGACGGCGATGGTGGCGGCGATGGTGGCGGCGATGGTGACGACGGAGGTGGGTTTGACGAGCATGATTGGGACGGCAACCCGGCCAATGGTGACCCTGCCAAAGAGCAAGAGCAAGCCAACGAGATTCAACGCGCCATTCGCCAAGGCGAAATCTTGCGCAAGAAGCTGGCAGGTAAGGGTGCTGGGCAGTCCGATGGTGTGTTCGGTGATCTCATGACACCCAAGATCGACTGGAAGAAAGTGCTGCGTGAGTTCATCACCGAGACATGCGCGGGTCGTGACGAGTCCTCATGGCGCAAGCCCAACCGCCGCTACCTTGGCATGGACATCTACATGCCCTCTATGGTAGGCACAACTATGACGGAGCTGGTAATCGGCTTCGACACATCGGGCTCGATCTTTGGTGGCGATGAGATGACGCGCTTCGTGTCTGAGATCAAGACCATCGTAGAGGACGTCAAGCCAAGCAAGGTGCATGTGATCTATTGGGACACCGAGGTTGCAGGACACCAGACGTTTGAGGATGGCCAGTTCGCTGTGCAAGACCTGCGCATCAAAGGCGGCGGGGGCACAGACGGCTCGGTGCTGTTCGACTACCTGCGAGACAAGCACATCAACCCTCAAGCCATTGTGCAGTTCACCGATGGTTATGTCGGTAGCTGGGGCCGCAGTGATGTGCCCACGCTGTGGGCTGTGACATCTGATCTGCAGTCACCGTGGGGCACAACGATCAAGGTCGAGGTCTGAAACTTTTAAGGTTAAAGGAATTCATCATGGGATACAGATCAAATTTAATGGTGCTTATATACCCCGACGCGTGTTCGAGTGAGGAAGAGCAGAGTGCCAAGTACGAGCAGCTCAAGCTGTTGATGGGCACGACGTTCAAAGATGTGTTCGAGGAGTTTGACGAGTGCCTGACGTGGGTGGATGCAGACCATGTGCTGAAGTTTGCGTTTGAAGATGTGAAGTGGTATCCGAGTTACGGCGACGTGAAGATGTTCGAGGACATGCTGAGTACGTTCAAGGGTAGCGGTGATGACGCCGAGGACATCAAAGGTTACTGCACAGAGTTTGTTCGTATTGGCGAGGACACCGAGGATGTGGAACAGGTGCACACCGGGGACAACAACCACTACTACCTGCAGGTTCGCAGGACTATTGAATGCAACGTATGAGGAGCATGACATGCCAACACTTACCGCAAAAGAGCTCTCAGAGCAGGACCCCGAAAGATTCCAAAGGGAGTATTCAAAGTGGAGGGAGTACGCCTGTGACCACGACTGGTGGGAATACATTGAGGAGGGCTTCAAGAGCGACATGTCCCTCAAGGGTATCTCTGTCTCGCACGTCTACTTCAGCGTGGGGTACTGCCAAAGCGACTACGCATCGTTCGAGGGAGGTATCAGCGTAGACGAATGGATGGCGTACAAGGGCTACGACGCGACATACCCGGCCTTGTATCTGGCCGCGAAAGATTACTGCGAGTTTGCTTCAGTGACCAGCAGTAGCCGAGGGAGCTGGCCGCGAGTGAACCTAGACGGTAACGTCGTGGGCAACACACCCCCCGCAGGGGTTTTTACTGGGCTTGATACCGAGACATGGGACGAGCTGATCGAGGAGCAGTACAGCTCTGCAGGGCTTGAAGATGAGATGCAGTCAGATGTAGAGGCACTGTGCCGCCAGTTGTACCGTGACCTGCAAACCGAGCAAGAGCACTTGACGAGCGAGGAATCGTTTATCGAGTCGTGTGAATGCAATGAAATAACTTTTGAAACTGAGGAGTGTGAAGTATGAGATACCTAGTCAACGTCAGCGGCAAGAACCTCGCCCTGACCCCGCATCAACTGGAAATTCTAATGACCGCAGTAGCGGATGCCGAGCAGATGGATCAGAAGCATGTGGGCAAGAACTTAGGCTCCCAAGGGTATGACAACGCTTACATGCCGACCATTGAGTCAAAGCAACCGCACGAATGGCTGCAGGTTAACGTGGCGGCCGACGACTTCATCGACGCCATCAAACTCACCATGAAACTCACCACCGAATAACTTTTAAGGTTAAAAGAAATGAACTACATCACTGATACCAAACCCAACACCGTAGCCGGTGTTGCTCGCTCCGCCATGATGGTGGACCTGCACATCTCTGTGTACTCGGGGCGCAAGCAGGACAAGACCACGCAAGGCGAGGTCACCACGGCCAAGGGCTCCGGCTCGAAGAAGGCTGCGTCCGTGTACAAGAACCTGTTTGCTGAGTGCAAAGAACTCGACGACCTGACCAAGTTCCAAGCGCGTGCCCGTGCCGAGCACTACCGCCTGACGCTGCCGTGGAACGACCAAGGCGCACGACTGCTACCCACTGCGTCACTGCTGGAGTATCAGCAGACCATGGGCCGATACCGCACTGAGTTTGAGCGACTGGTGGACGCGTTCCTCGACAAGTACGACACGCTGGTTGCGGCCGCTGCGTTCCAGCTTGGCACGCTGTTCGACCGCCAAGAGTACCTGTCCCGCGCTCAGGTGGCGCTGCGCTTTCGCATGGAGTCGAGTTTCACGCCACTGCCTACCTCGGGTGACTTTCGCCTTGACGTGGAGAGCTCAGTGCAGCGTGATCTGGTTGAGCAGTACGAGCGCCGCATGGAGGCCAAGCTGGCACAGGCTAACCAAGACTCGTGGAGTCGCTTGCATGAGGCCCTGCTGCGCCTATCTGATCGGTTGGTGGTCGAGGAAGATGGCACCAAGCGCAAGTTCCACGACACGATGGTCACGGGCGCGCTGGAGTTGTGCGAGCTGCTGACCGTGATGAACGTCACCAAAGACCCTCAGCTTGAGTCAGCGCGCCGTAAGGTTGAGGGAGTATTGTCTGGTGTAACACCAAAGGAATTGAGAGATGAGCACAGCACGCGTATCCAAACCAAGCAGCAAGTTGACGCCATCCTTGACGCCTTCGATTGGGGGGTGGGGAGTGATGATGCCGGACTGGAGGGATAAGGATGCAACACGCCGATACCTAAACACACGACGCAAACCAATGCAACCAACAAATGAACGCGAATACAGATACGAAGAACGCGATGGCGAGTTCATGCTCAAACGCTGGCATGACGGCGTTGAGACCTCATGGCGAGGCGAGTTGGACAGCCGGCCTGAATGGCTTGAGTGCATCCTCAATACAGCAAAGGTTGGGGGGCACCTCAAGCGTGTCTCTCAACCGCCACCAGACGCCATCGTCTGGTTCACCACCGATCTCGACAACAACCTCTTGACCTTCTTGGAGCTTACATGAACTATGACAACCTAACGGACGAAGAGCTGCTACGAGTAGCTGACGGCCAAGCAGGGCTTATCAAAGCCCTTGCCGAACGATTGGAGATGCGCTTGCGCGACATCGAAGATCAAAGCAAATCCACCCCGGTCGAGGATGACCGCCAACTCAAATTGTTTTAAGGTTAAAAGTTTATGCCTGATCTCGCAACTGCTCTGCGCACCGCCCTCAACGAGTGGGAGCCACCTGTGCCCATTCCCCCACCTACCCCTGCCAAGGAGTACTTCTCAGTGACCAACAACGTGTGCCGAACCACGTTTAACTACGTGCGAGACAACCCTGCCAAGACACGCGTTGAGGTGGCCAAGGCACTGTCGCAGCAGGGCTACAAGCCCGGCTCTGTGTCCTCACTGCTTGGGCAAATGATTAAGCAGGGGCTAATGCGCGAGAGCGCACACCTGTTGTACGTAACAGTCAACGAGTACGCCCCACTGAAATCAAGCAAGACCCTCAAGGGGCTGTCCGAGAAGCCTCAAGAACAACAGCGCAAGAAGGTCATCATCGTCCGCAAGGGCGTGCCTGCGCCGGAGCCTACCCCGGAGGTTAAAGAGTGGCAGCCCAGCGATGTGATTGACACGCTGACGGTGCACCAAGCCATTGCACTGTTCAGAGCATTGCGTAACATCTTGGTGAGCTAATATGACTGACTGCAAACACCTGTGGGAGCCAGTTGATGGCTCCCCTATCTACCGCTGCGCCCGATGCGGTGCATTCTTGAGGATTATCAAATGACAAGAAAAAAGGCGTGAAATGGCGATTATTTTTCCAGCTAACACAAAAGGCATGACCACTGGCGCTATGCGTCAGATTAAGCAGCGCGGTTCCACGACTGCTGCCGGGGGGTGGCACTCGGTGGATACGCTGCGCAAACTTGCCGCTGATACCGGCACCTATTTAAATCAACGTGAACCTTTGGGGAAATACATGACTGCACTTGCTCAAGCAAAAGACGACGCCAAAGAAATGACTGAGGCACTTATTAAAAACACACATGCTATGGTGGAACAAGCCAAAGAAACCCACAAACAAATGAGCGACATCAACGGTAAGTTGCGTGACGGCGCAGAAAAACTTGGTCTAGCCATTGAGAAGTTTAACAAGGTAGCTGGCAACACAAACTTTGCGGAGACCGCCAAACAGGCTGAGTCGCTTGTCACCAGCTTGGAGCGTCTTGCGGCACTTGAGTCTTCAGGTGTGTTGGATAAAGTAATGAAGGCGATGGCCAAATGAGCGACAAGATAATCCTGATCGGCGGGGCGATTGCCTCCGCTGTGGTGTCTATCACCCTAATGTGGGGTGTGTGGACGGGTATCTTTTACCTGATGGGGGTTTTATGAGAGACACGATAGACATGGCCCGTGAGGCTGGCTTCAATTTGAATTTCCGAATTACAGGTAGCAACGAAGCTCTTGACCGCCTTGTTGAGTATGTCCGTGCTGATGAGCGTGAGGCGTGTGCAAAGGTGTGTGATGCGCGTTACATGGGTGACAACAATCGTGAAGACACGGAGTCAAGGAGATGCGCCGAAGCAATCCGAGCAAGGGGGAACACATGAGAGCCCAGCCAACGACGAAGCAACTTATTGAGATGCTGTATGAGCGACTGCCGGAGTTATTTGACCGAGCCGCAGCACAGCCAGCAGTCCCCGATGCGTTTGGAACGCGAGAGGGTGAGCATCCCCAATACATCCAAGGCTGGAACGACTGCCGTGCAGAAACTTTAAAGATGAGGAAGCCATGACCCCCGAAGAACGTGAGAAGGCCATCAAGCGCAAGCCGTGGAAATTCTGCCGCAAGTGCAAGTGCGACATCAAGTCGCCAACGCAATACTGTTATGACTGCTACAAGGGTCATAACTTTACCGCCAGCCCATACGGACTGATTAACGCCAACAAAGCGTTTAAGTTTGTACCTTCGGAGAACAGATGATGAGAGGTAATGGATTTGGAAATGTTGTTGCAAGCAACATTGCGGCTCTATCCGCACAACTAAAAAATGAAAAGCGCATGAACAGCCGTTCAAAAATGTGTTGGAAGTGCCAGAAAGACAAGAACCCCTACGGTGGGTATATGCGACTTGCCGCAGGGCTACACAAATTTATTTGCAAAGACTGCATGGACGCAAAGGAAAAGCTGTGAGAAAGCGTAGCAAGTACAAACCCCGGCCGATTATTCCGGACACCATGACGTGGGTGCGGGCGGGCCTGAAAAAAGTCGACGAGATCAACGCAGGTACCACGCTCAAAATCCGCAACCACGATGCAATCAACAACCTGCGCCTTGGCGCAGCCACACGTCGCGATATCGACGCGCTCATTGACGCTGCGAACATCACTGAAGCGCTGGCCAACCGGGGTATAGGTGAGGACTGGAAGCCGGAGATACGCGAGGGGCAAGATGCCATACTTGCACTGGCCCGCCGTGGCGTGTCTAACAACTTCCACTTCGTCGCCCGAGGACCTGAGTTGACTGCGCTGAACCTGCTTATTGAAGTCCATGATGCGCAGCTTGAGACCGTGACCGTCAAGCAGCTTGAGACCGCCATGGCCGATGTCATGGAGAGCTTTCGCTTGAAGAAGATGCGCCCTATCCTAACCACGAAAGAAAACCATGCAACAAATTGAAATGTTCCCCGACCTGCAGGCTAGTGCGCTTGACGTGCAAGTTGCTGGCGACCACTACAAAACGCTGGCCATCCAGCCTGTTGAGTACATCCATGCCAACAAGATTGGCTACTTCGAGGGCAACGTTATCAAGTACGTGTCCCGCTGGCGCAGCAAGAACGGTATCAAAGACTTGGAAAAAGCCAAGCACTACATTGAGCTGCTGATCGAATTGGAGACCCGCCATGGCAACCCCTGAAGCAAAAGTCAAAACCAAAATCCATGCGCTCCTCAAGGCGCATGGGGCCTACGCTGTCAACTACATTGGCGGTATCTCTGCCAACAACGGCACGCCGGACATTCTTGCGTGCCTGAACGGGCGGTTCATTGCAATCGAAGCCAAGGCTGGCAAGAACAAGCCGACCGACCTGCAAACTCTTAACCTTAAAAGAATCGACGAAGCTGGTGGTCTTGCAATGGTCATCAATGAAACGAACCTGATTGTGCTGGAGGTGATGCTCAATGACCCACGATTCGCCCGATCCAATTACAAGCTTTTTGCAAGACCACTCACCGAAGCTGACACCGGAGCAGCAGCGCCGCCTAAACGCAAACCTAAAGCGCCGTGAACGCTACGCCAAGAAGAAAAACCTCAACTGGAAAGCCCCGAATGAAAATCGTCACGTTTGACGCAGAGACATACTACGACCGTGAGTACAGCCTGAGCAAGATCACCACTGAGGACTACGTGCGTTCGCCGCAGTTTGAGCTGATTGGTTTTGCCATTAAGACCAACGACGGCCCCACCCAGTGGGTGCCCAAGCCCGACTGCACTACGTTCCTCAAGTCCTTTGACTGGTCTGATGCCATGGTCGTGTGCCAGAACACAGCGTTCGACGGAGCCATCCTCAACTGGCTGTATGGTGTGGAGCCGCAGGTGTGGGCCGACACACTGGGCATGTCCCGAGCTCTCTACCCGCATGACAAGGCGCACAGCCTCAAGGCGCAAGCCCTCCGCATGGGCGTGGGCATTAAGGGCGACGAGGTGCTTAACGCTATCGGCAAGCGCTACGCTGACTTCTACGATGTAGAGCTGGCACGGTACGCTCTGTACTGCATCAACGACGTGGAGCTGACGTACGACATCTTCATGAAGTACATGGCCATGGGCTTTCCTAAGCAGGAACTCAAGCTGATCGACCTGACGCTGCGCATGTTCATCGAGCCTGCGCTGGAGCTGAACCCTGAGCTGCTGCGGGACCACTTGGAAGCCGTCAAGGAGAACAAGCTGGCGCTGCTTGAAACGGTGCGGGACAACATGCTCAAAGACGCTGACCCTGACTACGTGCATGCGATCTACACGGAAGGCATGGCGGGCATCAAGAAGCTACTCATGTCCAACGACAAGTTTGCACTGGCCCTGCAGTCACTGGGCATCGACCCACCCACCAAGATCAGCCCGGCCACCAAGAAGGCGGCATGGGCGTTTGCCAAAACAGACGACGCGTTCAAGGCGCTGGAGGAGCATGAAGATGAGCGAGTACAAGCCCTCGTGGCCGCGCGACTTGGAAATAAAACGACACTTGAGGAAACTCGTACTGAGCGCTTTATTGGCATGTCTGGTCGAGGCCGTTTTCCTGTACCTCTTCGTTACTACGGTGCTCACTCCGGCCGTTGGTCTGGGCAGGACTCTGTAAACCTGCAGAACCTGCCGTCACGCGGCGCGAACGCTGGCAAGATCAAGAAAGCCATCATGGCCCCTGACGGGTACGTGGTGATTGACTGTGACTCTGCGCAGATCGAAGCGCGGGTGTTGGCGTGGTTGGCGGGGCAGGATGACTTGGTGCAAGCGTTTAAGGACAAGCAGGACGTGTACCGACTCATGGCGGCAAAGATATACGGCATACCTACCGAGGATGTGACCACTGGGTCTGGTAGCCAGCGGCAGGTGGGTAAAACCGTTGTGCTGGGCGCAGGTTACGGGGTTGGGCACGTCAAGCTGCAAGCGTTCTTAAAAACTCAAGCTGGGGTAGAGGTGTCCCTTGACGAAGCCAAGCGCATTATTGACACGTACCGCAGCACCTCGTTCAAGATTGCCAATCTCTGGCGCAACGCGGGTGACGCGCTCAAAGCGATGCTGACTGGCCAGTCGATGCAGATCGACGTTGTGGGGCTAGTCAAAGCCATCCCCGGCAAGGGGCTGACACTGCCCAGCGGGCTGCACATCCAGTACCCCGGCTTGCGGGAGAAGGCCAACCCTGACACGGGCAAGTTCGAGTTGGTCTACTACTCCAAGGGGCTGCCTGTTCGCATCTACGGCGGGAAAGTTGTGGAGAATATCTGTCAGGCGGTGGCCCGGCAGGTGGTGGCTGAGCAGATGCTGCGCGTGTCCAAGCGGTACAAGGTCGTGCTGACTGTGCACGACGCCGTGGCTATCATTGCCAAGAAGGAAGAAGCCGCCGAGGCGCAAGCCCATCTGGAAGAGTGCATGAGCTGGAACCCCAAGTGGGCAGTGGGCTTGCCTCTGGCGT